TCGCGGCGACGATGCGCAGCAAATACGGGGTCTCCGCATACGACATCGGAGACTCCATCACCTATGGCGAGGCCTATGACCTCACCGTCCAGGCGCTCGAGGACACCAACACCACGCTCGCGGCCGGATACAACGGATGGGCCTATCCCTCCTCGCTCATCGACCTGCTCTCCCTCGCGTCGAGCGTGGGAGACACGAAGGCCTTCGAGAAAGCGAGCCCCTGGGGAATGCAGGCCCAGCTGAAGGCCCGCGAAGCGCGCGCGGTGACCAGTGCGGAAATCGAGCAGGCGCAGGCCGAGCTCGAGCAAGAAATCATCATCCGATAACCTTTGGAGGCCCTTTATGGTGGACATCGTCGGCTCGGCCGGACTGAGCATCTTCCCCGTCATGAAGGGGTTCAAAGGTGCCGTCTCGAAGGAAGCGAAAGCCGCAGGAAAGTCCAGCGCCTCCTCCGTCTCCGCCGGATTCTCCGGAAAATCCGTGGGCTCCAAACTCGGCAAGGAAATGGCGGCAGGATTCAAATCCTCCAGCTCGGGCCTCGCCGACAGCGGGCTTGGAAGACTGACGAACGACGTCGCCCGTGCGTCGAGCGCGTTGTCGAAGGCGCGCTTGAAGCAGGCCGACACCGCAGGGCAGGTGCGAGTAGCAGAGACCAAGCTAGCCGAAGCGGTTGCTAAGCATGGTGCTGACTCAAGCCAAGCCGTTGCAGCCGAGGAGCGGCTCGCCTCCGCGCGCCGGAGAAACGATGCCGCCATCGAATCAGTGACGACCGCCACAGGAAAGCTCACCACCGCACAACAGAACCTGCGCATGGTGGAAGAGCAGGCCGCGGCGGCATCAGCGAAATCCGATCTTCCATCACTGGGCCAACGCATCAAATCGGGACTCTCCGGAATCGGTTCAGGAATCAAGACCCTGGCCACCGCAGGAGTCGGCGCAGCAGTCGCGGGCATCACCGCGCTCAGCCCCGCTTTCCTCTCGACGTCGAAGGCCGCGTTCTCCGCCTACTCAACCTACGAGCAGGTGGTAGGCGGCGTCGACACTCTCTTCAAATCCGCCTCCAAACAGTTGCAGGGATACGCGAAGAACGCTTATGCGTCAGCAGGAGTGAGCGCCAACGACTACATGTCGCAGGTGACGAGCTTCTCCGCCACCATGATCAGCTCTTTGGGCGGAGACACCGCCAAAGCCGCAGAGCTGAGCAACCAAGCCATCATCGACATGTCGGACAACGCCAACAAGATGGGCACCGATCTGTCGAGCGTGCAGGAGACGTATCAGAGCCTCGCCCGCGGCAACTACCAGATGCTCGACAACCTCAAGCTCGGCTATGGCGGCACCAAGACCGAGATGCAGCGTCTCCTCAAGGACGCCGAGAAGATCACCGGTGTCAAATACGACATCAGCAACTTCGCCGACGTCACTCAGGCGATTCACGCGGTGCAGGGCGAGCTGGGCATCACCGGTACCACCGCGAAGGAAGCAAGCACCACCATCGAGGGCTCCGTCGCGAGCATGAAGGCCTCATGGACCAACTGGCTCACCGAGCTCGGTAAATCCGATGCCGACATGAGCGGGCTTACCACCCAGCTGGTCGGCAGCATCGGCACCGCATTGAAGAACGTGCTCCCACGCATCGGAGTCATCGCCAAATCCATCCTCTCCGCGATACCAAGCCTCTTCGGGCAACTGACGACATTGCTGCCTGAACCCTTCCAGAAAGCCTTCGACGCCATCGGTAGAACCGTTGGCAGCATGAAGAGCGTCTTCGCGCCACTCGGAGCCGTCCTCGGAGTGCTCGGAGCCAGCGGATTGGGCCCGTTGCTCACCAAGCTTCCCGTGGTAGGAAAGCTTTTGGGAAGCGTCGCCGGATCCGGAACACTGCTCGGTAAAGCCCTCGGAGTGCTCACAGGCCCCATCGGCATGGTGATAGCGGCGCTCGTCGCCCTCATCGCCACGACTCCGAGTCTGCGCGACGCATTCGGCAGTGCGATGCAGACCGTCTTCGCATCCTTGGGTGCCGCCGTCCAACAGCTGGCCCCCACTTTCCAAGCGCTCGTCACCACTTTGAGCGGAGTCATCAGCAGCCTCGTGCCGCCATTGACGAACATCATCACCTCGATCCTGCCGCCATTGACGAGCCTGATAGTGGACCTTCTGCCTGCTATCACGCAGATCATCGGCGTGATAGTGCAGGTGGCGTCGACCATCATTTCGGCGTTGGTGCCCGTCATCACGCAGCTTGCACCATTGATCACGAGCGTCATCCAGATGATCGTGCCGGTCATCAACGCTCTCATCCCCGTCATCCTCCAGATCGCTCAGGTCTTCGCCCAGGTCTTCAGCGCCGTCGCGCCGATTCTGGGAGGCTTGGCATCTCTTGTTGGTGCCGTCGTGGGTCAGATCGTCGGATTCATCTCCTCTGTCATCGTGCCCACGGTCCAGTCGATGATTCCGGTGGTCACCTCGGTGATCAACACCATCGGTGGCGTCATCAAATCCATCACGACCGTGGTGGGTGGCGTCGTCAAGGTCATCTCCAGCCTGCTGCGGGGCGACTGGAGCGGGGTATGGAACGGCGCGAAGCAGATAGTGTCAGGCGCGATCGATGGCATGAAGTCCATCGTGAACGGTGCCGCCTCCATCGGCTCCAACCTCGTGAAGGGCATCTGGAGCGGCATCAGCAATGTGGCCGGATGGCTCAAGGACAAGATATTCGGCTTCGCCAAAGGAGTCACCGACTCCATCAAAAGCTTCTTCGGCATCCACTCCCCCTCGAAGCTGTGGGCCAAGGAAATTGGGCGGTTCCTGCCGCCTGGCATCGCCGTCGGTGTGGAGGGGGCAGCTCCCCAGCTCTACGACACCGTCACGCGAATGGGACGGAAAGCCACCGACCTCGCCTCGTCTGCCGCATCACGAGTGCAGTCGGCGGTGTCGGCGAGCTTCGGTTCGTCGGATCCGCAACCCGTGATCGCGGCGACCGGTGGCGCTGGCACCAGCGTCACGATGAACATCAGCACGCCGGAAACCGATCCACGTTTGCAGGCGCGCGCGTGGGCTCGTGAATTCGGCAAGGTCAGCGCAGGAGGAAACTGATGAATCAGGTCATTCTCGGTGGCATCTCGTTCGATGCCGGCCCCAGCATCACACGGAGCCGGCACGGATGGGGGTTGCAGGATCTCACGGACTGGCTCAGCCTCACCTCCACGAAGGCGGAGCTGATGGAACGCCCGCAGGCGCATGGAGCGTTCGACCCGGGCACCGATTGGAGGAGCGGTGGTGTGTACACGCTCACGCTCGCCTACATCGGTGATTCGGTCGCCGATCTCGAAGCGGCCATCATGGAGCTGACCTCGTTGGGTGGAATTGACAGCCTTCTCTCCTGCGATGTGACATTGGGTGGCATCACCACGCATCGCATGGTCGAGATAGTCAGCATCGATGTTCCCAGCCACCATATGCTCAGCAGATTGAGCAACATTCAGGTGGATCTGAAGGCTCCGGACCCATTCGCCTACGGGGATTCCGTGTCGGTGAGCACGGGTCTTCCCGCTCGTGGCGGCGGCCTTGCCTTCCCGCTCACTTTCCCCGTGAATTTCGGTGCTCCGGGTGTGGAGGGGCGTGTGAGGTTCACGAATTCTGGGACAGCGCCAGCCCCCGTCACGATGATGGTGAGCGGCGGGCTTTCCGAAGGCTTCCAATTGAAACGCGTGGAGACGGGTGATCTCATCACCTTCCGCAGACCCGTCGCCCCCACTGACGTCGTCACCTTGAACACCGCGGACGGCACCGCTTTCCTCAATGGTGCGAGCCCCGTGAGCGGCTTCCTCACCGATGACGATTGGTGGCTCGTCGGCAAGAAAGAGACCTGCACCGTGCAATTCACCGCATTGGGCGACGTCACCGGCTCACCCTCTTTGAGCATGACGGCTGCACCAGCATTCTTCTAAGGAGCACACATTGAGAGTCAGAATCTGCGATCTGCTCACAGGCCGCCGCATCCTCGACCTGCCTTTCCTGCAGGCCTCATGGACCGCCGAACTCAACACCGCGGAAACCCTGAGCGCAAAAGTCGACATCAACGACCGCACCATCCAACGACTCGACCTGTACAACGCATCATGGCCAGGCAAGACCGCGCTCGTCATCGAGGACTCCATGGGAATCACGCGTGGAGGCCCCATCTGGACGCGTGAATACGATCGCGACGCGGGAACCGTCACACTCAACGCGAAAGGCCTGTGGTCGTATTTCGACCACCGCGTCCTCCTCCCGCTCATGCAACCAACCGATAAGCTCACCAACGCGGACGGCACCGCAAACACCCGCTTCGACACCAGCATCACCACCACCAGCTACCAGAACATCGCCAAAAAATGGATCCAACAATCCACAGCATGGACCGGCGGAAACCTCCCCATCACCTACGAAAACGATCTCGCAGGAACCTACGAACGCAACATCAAAGGCGCAGAAACAAAACTCATCGGAGACCTCCTCAGCGACCTCACCGACATCGAAAACGGCCCCGACATCGAATTCATCCCCCAACGCACAACCGACGGCCTCGGATACCAATGGCTCCTCAAAACCGGAAAACCACGCATCACAGCCCCCACCACACTCACCTTCGACACCAGCACCCCAAAACACCCCATCACCAACCTCACCATCACCGACGACGCCACCAACCTCTCATCGCAAATCTGGGAAACCGGAGGAGCCAGCACCGACACCGCCATCATCGAACGAGCAACAAACCCCACACTCCTCAACCAGGGCTACCCCTTCTACGAAAAAGTCGAAACACTCAGCAGCACCGTCACACAAACAAGCACAGCGCTCGCGAAAGCCAACGAGGCGATCAGAACGAGTCAACGTCCGATGCACTCGTGGAGCTTCAGCGTGAGGCGCGACAGCATGCAGGGAGCCGAGGTGGGCAGCATGGTCAGCATCAAAACCCGTCATGATCTCTTCGGAATTCCCGATGGACGGCATGAGATGCGCATCCTCGGGCTCGAGGGCGATTCGGACTCCGATTCCATCAAGGTGACGACGGGAGCGATCTATGGCTGATCCACGACCTTCGAGCAATGACCTCAGGGACCTTCAGAACCAGCTGCAGCAGATCCGCAAGCAACTGAGGAACCTCGCGGCACCCACGGATTCGCAGTTCAACAAGGTAGTCCAGCAGATGCTGCAGATCATCAACAACATCGACCAGATAGTCGGAGACAGCATCAACCGCACCGCGTATACGAAAGCGCAGACCGACGCAGCCATTTCAGCCAAGGCAGCGACACTCGAACCGAAGATCGGAATCCTCCCCACCGCCAAAGGCGGGACGAACACGCAGAACGGATACAACAACCTCTTCTCCACGGGTCCATGGCGTGCCGCCTGGCTCCTCGCCGACGGAACACTCGGCACCTCGCAGTCGAGCATGACGGTCAAAACCGACTACCACGATCCCGACATCAGCATCGACCAATTGCGCAGCGTCGACTGGCACGGATTCCGATACATTGACGACGTCAACCAGAATTCAGATTCCGCGATACCACGCATCGGAATGTTCGCCGAGGAGCTCGACGACGCGGGCCTCGGCGTCTTCGTCGTCTACGACGATTCCACACTCGAACCCATCAGCATCGACTACGCGTCCCTCTCGGTGGCAGCGCTCCACCTCGCGAAAAACGCTCACGACCGCATCGACGAACTCGAAAACCGACTCACCGCACTCGAGAAAAACATGGAGGAAAAACAATGACACTACGAAACGGATTCCCCGCCGTCAGCGACGCAGCGGACCAATTCGACATCCGCGCTGCCCTGCGCGCAAACATCGCCCAGGACGCCGACGGAAACATCAAACAGGGCCTCGCCCCCACCGCAGCGACGCTCGCTGGAGTGGTCAGCAGCAGAGACGACATGCAATGCGATATCGCAGCCTTCAGCGCAGCCATCGACCGCCAAGGCCCCGTATTCCTCCACCACGAGGGCACCGACCAGGTCACCATCACACCCTCGCCAGCCGCGAACTCCCGCATCGACTCCATCTGGGTGAAACAGCAGGAATCAGCAGCACCACTCTCCGACTCCACCGACGGACCCGTATTCGGAGTCACCGACGGCACACCGAACGCGAACCCCGTGCCCCCGGAAATCCCAGAAGGAGCTCTGCAGCTCGCCACCATCACCATCCCCTCCACCGCGACAAGCACCGCAAGCAGCGGAGTCATCATCACCAACGCATACCCCTTCACAGCATCCTTGGGCGGGCAGATCTATTTCCGCAGCTACACCGAAATGCAGGAATGGCCACCAGTCGAAGGCCAGAAAGCCTTCATCCCCACAGGCGACAAAGCCGGAGAATACGTCGGAAAAGCAGCCGTGTGGGATTCCGTAACCCCCACGGTTTTCAGCCTCACCCAGCAAGATACGAAACTGATGGTGGGAAGTCTGGTGCGTTCGGCCGGTGTGGTGCATTTCTCGGGTCATCTCACCGAGCCGAACGCTTTGAACGCCGACTACGCGTATGGCTATCTCCCGACGGGTTTCAGACCGGGAGCCCCCTTCGCCACCATCGTGGAATACAACAACAGCAATCTGACCAAAATCCGCATCGGCTCGGACGGAAAAGTCACTTTTATCGGCTCATCCGTCAAGGGATTCAACCAGGATTTCAACATCACATTCATCGCAGTCTAAAACGTATACACATCGATAAATCCAGATGAAATGCCGACCTCACTACCGTAGAAAAAAGCAACATTGCCTGCAGCGTCAATACTCAGGCTGACGCTGCGATTAGGATAGCTCGGATGCAGGAACGGGATAGGGACCAATGTTCCACTGGATAGTGTGGCCATTCCTGCAATCCGAGTAACATCCGTACGATTCACTTTACCGATAATCGCAGTATTAGCAGGATTAGTGAACGTGATTCTCGTCGGGGTTACGGAATCCCTCTTAGGTTAATCGATTAATAAAAAACATCCACATAGCCGCTGGTGATGCTCGCAGCCGCACCGAGAATTACCGATATCTTGCCCTCCGCTGAGGCCAACACTCCCATGCTCTGATCCATATATGTGGGATGGATAAATGGGATAGGTACCCTGACCCCGTTGGGGAGGAGCACCATGCCGGAGATTCGTGAGATGGCAGCGGGATTACTCACTGTACCGATATTCGTGGTTTTCCCGGCAGACAGTGCGCCGAACGTGAGCCGAATCGGGGTTACGGAAACCCTTCACCACGATATGAATGCGTAAGCGGCTTTCATCGTCTGCGTGCCGCCGAGGTTGTTCCATGTGATTGCACCTGTCTTCGAGATTTGGATTGAGCGTCGCGCACCCGCCTCAAAATCGTTTCCTGCAGCCACCGACTCGAGCAATGTGGGCGGATAGTATCTCGCGTCAGGCAATTGCCCGACCACTCCGTGATCGTAGGAGCCTGAGGATATCGAATTCCACCGGACCGCGAGATGACATCCTGAGGCATTTGCCCAGAAATACGCGGTCCCATATTGCGTGCCACCGGTCGCGATATTCGTGAATGGGTAAGAGGGGGTTACGGAAACCCTAGGCGCTCTCTCCTACCGCTACCCATTTCGGATAGCGGTCTGCGCCATTAGGAGTGGATTCTGTATTATGCAGCCAGTAAACAAAGCCGGTTGCTGAAACGCTTTGCGCGGCCACGACAAAGACCGGCTCATCCGAGGTGACGAAAACATCCGGAATGGATTTGAATGGTTTCTCGAAGGTCACTTGCGCCTGGTGGAAAGCCCCGCCTCCGATTCCGTTTTTAATGATTGACAGTTTTCCTCGCAATACGGAAGTCCGGGATACGGAACCCCTGCATTAGAAAAACAGTTCCCACACTATCTTGAAATTCGTTTTCCCCTTGTACGGAATCATGGAGAAAACCTCGAGACTGTCCTCTCTGATGGTCTTGACGGTGAGAGTATGGATCGCTCCTCCATCTACTGCCGTCAGGAAAGCTCCCATAGGTTTGCGTGGCGCAGTGAATGGAATATTGCAGACCCCATAGTAATTACCGTTATTCCATGCAATAGAGTGATCCACCGACCCTGTCCAGACACCGCGAGGGGTTACGGAAACCCTCTATGCGGCTGTTTGCATCATCTGTTTCTCCCATGCTCGTTGCGCGTCCCTCATGATTCCCAAATCCGGCACGAGATAGAATTTCGCGGTCGTGGCGATGCTTGCGTGGCCGAGGAATTTGCTCACGATGCTGATGTCCACTCCGGCCTTGAGATGCGTGGTGGCCCACGAATGCCGCAGGTTGCGCGCGGGCACGTACGGCAGGTGGTTCTGCTGGCACCAACGCTTGTATTCGCGTGCGACCTGCGGGGGCGTGAGCTCGCCGATGAGCCTGTTCCTGCCCGTGCCCTGCAGCAGTTGCCGCTTGGTTTTGAGGGCGCGTGGCATGGTGAAGCGCCAGTGCTTCTTGAGCTCGCGCAATCTGAGCACCGCGAAGCGCGGCAACGGCAGATCACGACGGCTGAGCTCGGTCTTGGGTGGATTGATGGATTCGTGTCCGTCGACCCATTGCAGGCCTCGCTCGATGTGGACTATGCCGCTGCGCAGATCGATGTCGGTCCATTCGAGGGCCAAAGCCTCCTCGGGGCGTAGTCCCAGCGTCGCGGATGCAATCAGCCACGCCTCGAGCTGGTGCCCGTAGAAGCCTTTGAGCAGAGTCCTGATCTCACCGATCTCCAAGAGCTTGGGGATGTAGTGGGCTGGCTTGGGGATGGTGACGTCGAGTGTGGCCGGATCCGGCGCATCGAAGCCTTTCTTCCGGGCGAGCTTGAGCATCGCGCGTAGAACAGCCCACGATTTCTTGGCTGCGCCCGGTTTCTCGAATCCCTTGAGCCATGCGCCCACAATCTCCGAGCCCAGCAGGCTCATGTCCACATCTCCGAGCTGCTGCTCGATGTGGAGCGTCCAAGCGGACTCGTATCCGACCCGCGTGCATTCGCGCAGATCCTGAATCCTCGGCCGATACACGCTCGTGTAGAACTCTTGCAGTTTCATTCTTTTTCTCCGTTCCGTGGGTAGGAAACCCACACGGAGAACCACAGAACCACGCGCATCAGCGTGTGGGTTTTTCATCAATCGAGGGAGTCAAATTGGACGTCGTTTTCCTGCATCTCATCGAAGGGCTCGTCACGTCGTCGCTGGGAGCCGTCGTCGGTGTGGTGGGCGCGACCAGACGCAGGAATCGCGCTTTCAATAAAGGCATGACGGCGATCCTGCGTCAGCAGCTCATCGAGCTGCACCGCGTCTGGGTCATCGAGAAGGGGTATGCGCCCGTCGAGATCAAGGAGCAGGCGGACGACATCTACGAGGCCTACCACGACCTCGGAGGAAACGGCACCGGCACCAAACTCCACGATGAGATCCTCGCCGCACACGTCGCACCATCAAGAGAGGTAACAGCATGAAATCCCGATATCAGAAACACTCCACGCGCAAAGCCCTGGCCATTGTCGCCATCAGCGTCGTCGCTTTCGTCACACTCCTCTGGCTGATGCGTGACGTCATCTTCTTCTGGATATGCGTCTTCTCGATTTTCGCTGTTTTGTGATTGATTTCCCCGCACAAAACTGCGGGGCCTTAAAAGCCCCGCAAGGGGCGGAAGGGAGCCGATATGGCTTCATTGAATGCGATAGACATCAGCAATTGGCAGAGAGGAATCGACCTGAGCAAGGTCATGCCGCAGGGCGTGATGAGCAAGGCCACGCAGGGCAATTGGTTCGTCAGCTCCGATTGCGCGCGTCAGGTGGAGCAGGCCCTCAAGCTGGGGCTTCTCACGGGCATCTACGCGTATATCGATGGGACCGGTGGAGCCGCAGCGGAGATGAAGTTCTTCGTCGACAGCTGCAAGAACTGGTTCGGTAGGGTCATGCCTGCGTTGGACTGGGAGTCGCAGGGAAACAAGCAGTGGGGCAACGTCGACTACCTGCGTAGCTGCGTCACTGAGTTCATCAAACTGACTGGCATCCCACCACTCCTCTATGGCTCAAAATCTGTTCAAGCCCAACTGGAGCAAGTCGCCAACGAGCTCAACTGCGGCGTGTGGATCGCCCAATACGCCAACTACAATCCCACCGGATTCCAATCCACCCCGTGGAACGAGGGAGCCTATAAGTGCGCGATGAGGCAGTACTCCTCCACCGGACGATTGGCAGGTTATCCGGGCAATCTCGATTTGAACAAATTCTACGGTGACTCGGCCGCATGGCAGCGCTACGCGAACCCCAAGGGCACGACGGTGGTCACCATGCCACCGAAACCATTTGCCGAACTGACCGACGACCAATTGGCCGACGAGGTCATCGCGGGTAAGCATGGGTCTGGTGCTGCTCGAATCCAAGCGTTGGGATCCCGTTACAACGCTGTGCAGGCCGTCATCAACAAGAGGTTGGGCGTGGCTCAGACGAAGAGCGTGGACGTGCTCGCCCGCGAGGTCATCGAAGGCAAACACGGAGACGGTGACGCACGCAGAAAGTCGCTGGGCTCCCAGTACGACGCGGTCCAAGCACGCGTCAACCAGTTGCTGGGTAATGTGCCGAAAACCCGCTACTACAGGGTGCGCTCCGGCGACAACCTCAGCAAGATCGCCGCCCGCCTCGGCACCAGCGTGAACGCGCTCGTGGCCGCCAATGGCATCAAGAACCCGAATCTGATTTATCCAGGACAGAGCATCAAATACTGAAAGGTTGAATAATGACAGACGCAAAACATGCCGCAGAGGACCCATTGGATACCTCTGCAGAATGGCTTTCATGGCTCAAGGCCGCCGGAATCCGCGCGGTGAAAACAGCGGCTCAGGCAGCTTTGGGCGCGATCGGCGCGGCCGCAGCACTGGGCGACGCGAACTGGATTCTGGTGGGCAGCACCGCGGGATTGGCTGCTGTGGCTTCGGTGCTCACCAGTATCATGGGATTGCCCGAAGTTTCTGACGGTGATTCACTCGCCAAACTCACGGCCAAATAGCTCAGAATATAGGTGGTCTGAACGTTCAGAATATACGTACCCCCGGTGGTTCGTGATGTTTCGTAGGCTTCAGACCACGAGGTCTGCACGCCAAGCCCCGCATATTCTGGATTTTTCCGACCGCGCGTTATCCAACGTGAATCGGCGAAATCACACCGAATCAGGTTTCCGCAGCAGGAGATTTTTGGGATAAAACCACTCGGGAACGGATAAATCCGTCACCCGAGGAGCTGTGGAATATTGAAAGCCCATATGTAACATCGCCCCTCGTCTCCCTTATATACTGGGAGGCGAGGGGCTTTTTTCTGTTTTCCCTGTATGACGGGGATGAGCCCGTAGTCAATATCGGTGATATCGATTCCCTGCGGTAGCGGGGATTATTCGCTCGGATACTCGTAGTGGACGGTGACGCCCTTCTTGGTGAGTGCCGCGCCGATGCTGCGTGCTCTGGCGTTCGCCACTTCGAAGTCCTCCCTGTTCTTGGTGGCCTGGTCATGCTGTGGCTGGCTGCGGTAGTAGCGCAGCGTCACCATTCCCGCTTTGGAATGGGCCTCCACTGCCGCGTCCACTGCTTCCTTTTGCTGTTGAGCGAGCCGGTCGAGCAGAGCCCACGCATCTGCTGGTGGCCGGTAGGTGAATTTCTCCGACTCCCATTTTTTCACCATGTCGGTCGTGTTCCCCAAGATGAGGCCCAGTGTTTTCTGGTTCACGCCCACCGTATCCCTGAGAGCTCTGAAATCGGCTTTGGTTCTGTCATTGGTCATGCCTCTGATTCTAGGCCACGGTTTCTGCATCGCGAATCCAATCGGAGAGCGTGATGCCGGCATGCCGCTCGATGCTGCGTCTTTTCATGTCGTAGTGGTCGAGCATACCCGTGGAGTGCCAGCCTCCGCTGGCCATGATGTCGCGATCGGGGATCTCGGCGTCGCGGGAGAGGGTGGCGAAGCTTCTGCGCAGTGAGTGCGCCGTGATTCTGCGGTCCACTCCGGCCTTCGTGGCGAGCCGGTCGATGATCCTGTTTGCGGCATCGGCATCGAGTCTTTTGCCGGTGTAGGAGAGGAAGAGCGGGCCGCTGCGCCTGGTGCCGAGCATGCGGTGCAGAGAGTCGGAGAGGCGCGCGGGAATGGCGAGCTGCTGTTTCTCTTTGATCCCGCCCACCGTTTTCCGTGTGATGGTGAGGGTCTCGCGCTCCTCGTCCCAGATTCTCAGATCCGCGGCATCGGCGTCGAGACCCTCGCTCATGCGCACTCCCAGCAGGAAATACGTCTCCATGATCGCCGCGACCCGGGGGTCTGGGTCCGATTCGGCGAGATCCATCATGCGCTGCGATTCCTCCCGGGTGATCCACGTGCCCGTTCCGCTCGTTTCCTTGGCGGGCCTGCGTACCCCGGCGGAGGCGTCATAGGGCATCCATCCGGTCTCGAACGCGAAGCGGTAGCATCCGCACACCGCCGTGACGTCGCTGCGCAGGCTGCTGGAGGCGAGGAGGTGTCGCAGGGATTCCGTCCAGGCCTCTATGTCGAGGCGTGTGGCGGCGAGCGGATCGAGCTTCCTTCTCGAGCACCACAGCGTCCATGAACGCAGGCCCGCCCTGTAGCGCTTCGTCGTCCTAGGCGAGAAACCGCCTCCGAGGTACTCTATGACGAGTTGTTCTGGCAGCCTCCGCGTGGTCGATTGCTTCGGGTTCGGATACGTCATTTCTCCATTCCTTTCTGTGAGTTCTTCCTTCTTTCGGACTGGCCCGTGAAGCACTCGCTGATGCGGAACTCCACCACGGGGCGGCCCAGCAGCTGGGTGATGCGGCCCTTCGCTCGCGGCACCTGCCGTTCTGACGCATCGAGTCCGTATCTGGCCGCGGTCTCCTCGTCGACGACGTAACCGGTGTAGTCGGGATTGCAGATGAGCGTTCCCGTGCCCACGATGCGGCCGTCGCTGGTGGCCAGAGCTGTTCCCCAGCCCTGCGCATCCTGGTCCCATCGCGCGAGCCCTGCGGGATCGGCGTCGTCGGCCGCTGAGGCCTTCCTTAGCGCGGCCCGCGCCTTGTCTAGGTAGTAGGGGTGGATTTCTGCGGTCATTTCGATGCCTCCTGTGAGAGCAGGGCCTGCGCGAGCGGCTCCGCGGTCTGGATTCCGTAGGGGGTCCAGGTCGAGCCCACGCGATGGTCCTGTATGTAGAATTTCATCGCCCATTTCTGTGCGCGGCAGTTCGCGATGGGGCGGTTCCCGAGCCAGCAGCTGCGGGTGTTGCCCGTGTGATAGAACTCGATGCGAGCGTCGAGCAGGCGCATCGCGTAGTCGAAGTCGAGGTACCAGCGGGTGATGCTGCCGCCCTGCCACCTCTTGGCGAGGTGGCGAGAGACGAGGGATTCGATGAGCGAATCGGGGATTTCGAGCAAGGAGAGGCTGTCCATTCAGGCTACCGCCTCGATGCTCAGGGCGAGGAAGGCCGCGGGCTCACCGAAGTACTCGTGACGCAGGCACTGCTCCTGCAGCCGATCGATGGCTTCGCTGATGCCCTCCTCATCGAGGTCGTACCATGCGCTGATCTGGTCCTCGATGTCCCATGCGGGGCAGGTGGTCGAGTTTCCGGTGATGGTGTCGGTGATTTGGTATGACATTTGAATCACAACCCCTTTTGGGTCTTACGTCCACCCCTGTGGTGGAAGCTGATAACTGAATCATATCTATACTTGGAGTATAGCACAAGGTCGGCGTGTCGCGCATAGAATATGCAGCATGACCTATGGAATCAGTAGTGCGGGAGAATACTCCCCGCAGCCACGCAAGGAAGAGGACCTCACCACCCGAGTCGCCAAGCTCAAAGGCTACCTCATCGACGTCGCGCACCTCAGCAAGGACCCGAAGGCTGTGCGTCACGCGCAGGCCGACTTGGCCACACTCGATGGGACCAGGGACCCACGAGTACTCAACCTCCTCGAAATCAAATGGAACCGCCGCTAGACCACGAAAATGATCAGATCCAATTCCGGATACCTCACGAGAAAACCATCATCCGTTCCCTCGGCCACGTGAGTGAATGTGTCCACCCACAAGGGATGGTCCCGAAAAGGCACCTCGAGTATCGCCGTCATGCACGCATCATGACATATAAATAGATACACCGCCTGCCGCTCTTACTGGATTGTGGATATGTGGAAATCCCACCAGAATCCCACGAAAAACCCACAGGACTCTAAAAAACAAGCAAGATACGAAAGATAATAAAGATATGAAAGCGGCCGAGAAATGCTGTCAGGAGTAGGTCTAAGCGCTTATCCCCTACTCCTGCTTAATTCTTGTTTTTTCGCGTCTGCGGGTTCGAGCCCCGCCCGGGGCACCCAAGATTCCCCAATGATTCCAACGCCTAAGCAGCAGTCTCCACCTCGAAATCCCACGAAAAACCCACAGGCGAATTCTCGAGCAGCAAATCATTCATCGACTCCCCCACCGCCGTCAGATCATCATCGAAGAGATCCGCATAGATATCAAGGGTCATCGCCGCGCTCGCATGCCCCAGCTGACGCTGCACCGCCTTCACGTTCGCTCCGCTCTTCACCATCAACGATGCGGCTGTGTGACGGAGGTCGTGGATCGTCATGCGCGGGATCCCCGCTCGGTCGCAGGCACTGGAGAACCAGTTGCTCCGGGTGCGCGGACCATCCACCTGCCGCATGAATCCTCCGGGCAGGGTTCCGGTGAAGAGCAGATCCTCGGGCCCCTTGCCCTCCATCGCTTTCCTCAGCCCCTTGTCAAGCACCTTGGGGAACACGACGCTTCTGCTCTTCTTGCCCTTCGTTGAGCCTTCGTCTATCTCTCCCCTGACCTGAGTGGCCGAGCCGCGTATCCTCATGCGGTGGCGTTTGAGGTTCACGTCCTTGACTCTCAGACCTATGGCTTCGCCCCATCTCAAGCCCACCAATCCGAGCACTAATATAAGGAGCGCCTTCGTGCCGCATTCATGTGCCAGGGAAAGCAGCTGCTCGCTCGTCAGATACACGTGGGCCTTGTGGCTCTTCTGAGGGTATTCCAATCCCGCCGCAGCGTTCTTGGCGACCATGTTCGAATCCATGGCGTCGTCGAGTATTCCCCGGAGCACCCCTGCAGCGCGCTTGACGACGGTGGCGCTTTTCCCCTTGACGACGATCTCGCCAGCCGCATCCTTCTCGTCGGTCGCCATTTTGGTGACCCACATCTGCACGTCGCTTTTCCTGATGTCATTGACCTTGCGGGTCCCCCAGGCAGGCTCCACGTGGTTCCTCCAAGCGCCTTCCACATCATCGTAGTAGCTTGGAGCGAGACTCATCTTCTTCTTCGCGAGCCATGCAGGGGCCAATCGGGCGACTTCGGTCTTCCCCGCAGCCGGATCAATGTATCCTCCGGTGAGCACCTCCACAGCGTGAATAGCGGCCCAGTCCTGCGCATCCTTCTTGCGCTTGAAACCGGACTTATCCGTGCTTTTATTGGTGCCGGGCTTCCGATAACGGACTCTATATAATAAGGACCCGGTCTTCGTTCGGTAGCTGACGATGCTCGCCATGTGGGTATGCTCCGCTCCTACCGGCTACACTAGGTAGCTGGTGATGTTGTTTCGCTAATTTGGACAATGCGCGAATTGATTCACTAGGCCTCATGGGTGTTAGAGCACCCGTGGGGCCGTTCTCTTGTTTCTTAGTTGTCTTTCATTGTGCAGGAAGCATTGGCGGCCTGTCCCGTTGCTTCTTTCTGAACCTGAACTTTTCCGTCGACGGTGATCTTGCAGGACACCTTCACATCATCCGTTGCCTCGTAATCGGAGTTGGACACGCTCAACGTCCAGACCTTCTTAGCGTCATCTCCGGTCAGTTCCTTCGTCCAGGTGTTGGAGAAGTCCTCGCTGCTGTTGGAGCCGTCCATGTCCATCCACATAGCATTGCCCTTGCTGGTGGCGGTGGCTTCGAGGATGACGGAGCTTGCGTTCGTCTTCCCGTCGGTCGTCTTCTCGAGGTCGTCCGAGGCTTTGTCGAGTGCTGCGCCCCAAGAAGCCTGCAGGGCTAGTGCGATGATCACGGCGAGGACGCTGGCCACGAGGCCTGCGACGGAGATGCCCATTCCACGGTGTTTGCTGTTCTTTCGGGTGCCGAACACTGCGATGAGTGCCAGGATAGCTCCGATGATACCGAGGATGACGCTTCCGTTATTGACGATGGGGATGAAGCTCAAAAGAAGCGCGAGCACACCTAATACGAGTCCGATGATACCCAACACACTCAACGGCTTCTTAACCGGTGGCTGCGCAGGAATCGGTTGTTGAGGCGTGGGAGCCTGAATTGGTTCTGTCATGATTCTCCTTATATGTTGATTCTCAATGGGTACTGCACAAATTCTTTAGTCCCGGATTCTCAATCAGAAAAGACTGATAATCCGTCAGGACTTGTTGTGTGACGTCGAGATCGTCCGCGATGCGTGCCAGGTCTCCGTCGTACACGATTTCGAGTTGTCTGTATTCCTGTGGGTCGATGAGCAGTTTCGCTGTCATGCGGCGTGTGCGGCACTCGGACTTGGCTTTGAGCACGTGGTCGCGGAATGAATCCCCGTACCTCCAGTGCACGAGCTCGTGACACAAGGCGCACCGTTTCTGCCGGTAAGTGGCTTTCCGCTCGATGAGGATGATGCGACTCGAATCGTCGTACATCCCCCAGAGGTCATGCCCCAGATTCGTCTCACTCGCCACAGTGATACCTGATATGTCGGCATAGTGACGCATCTGCGCGTAGGACATATGAGGAGTGATGGCAAGGGCTGGATCAGGGCTCATCGATCTCACCTCTCTCCAGCAAAGCGGCCTTATTCTTATCCTCCAAGGCAGCAATCTCAATGGCGTGGGCTTCAAGATTCTTCAATGCCATTTCCTTACGCGCATCCTCAGAAAGTTGAGAGACATCGAATCTTGAGGGTTCCGGTGCTCCTAATTCGTTGAGCAGTTGTGCATACGCGTTATCGAAGATGTTTCGCGGATCAATAGACAAGAATTCACAGACATTTATGATCACTTCTATAGGCATAGAAGGTTTTGCATTGATCCACTTAGAGAATCCACCGCGAGAATGACCGAGAGAATCGGCGACACTTGATTGGGTCACTTCTTTCTTCACGAAAGTTGATTTGAGCTCCAACCCGATTAGTTGGGAAAATCGCTGGCTTCTCATCTCTTGAATCTTGTTCATATAAGCATAATATTGCTACTTCTCAGTAATTGCAATTCTTGATATGAGTAATAGATTACTCAATAAAATAAATTATGTTTGACAGATTTCTAGAAATAGATTATGTTTACTCATATGAGAAACCTTGAACTACGTTCGTGGATTGCGGACAAAACGAATGAAGTAGTAAAAGACAAAGGGATGACCTTCAAAGCGGTTTCCGAGAAAACTGGAATCGCTTATTCCTCCCTAAACAGCAAACGCATGGGAATCAGACCATTTTCCGTGGAAGATCTACTTCTTATTGCTGAAGCAACAGACGAACCAGTCTCCTCTTTCATTCCGCCTGAATTCTTCTCCAAAAATATGACTGCGCTCGCAGATGGGGTCTCGAAATGAAGAAGGACTCTTACATGCTGCGTCGTCTTGTCGCGTCGCTTCTCTTAGCGGCATGGCTTGCGGCTTTCCTTTTCATGGTCACGTCGACGCTGGCGACACCCATGATCCTCACGGCTTCATGCACGCTGTTCTTCATCCTCACTCCCGGAATCTGGCTAACCCACGCGACAAAGGACATGAAATGAGCGTCACCGATCTTCTTCAGGATGGAAGCATCATTCTGCTCGCTGGTTCGCAGATCATTCAATCCTTCACCATCAGGAACCTGAGGACACGGCTCTTGGTGCTGAAAGCGAAAGCGAAAACCTCGGACCATAATCCTGATTCACTGATCCAGCAGTACGAAGACAAGATTGCGCACGATGATTACCGCAGACTAACTTTCCATATCCCCTTATACAAGGTGGACACCAGTTTCAATTTCC